CAGATCGTTGGACGATATTTCCAAATGCCTTCTTGGCGTATTTGATCTTCTGGTCGTATGTAAGAGGATTCTTCTTTTTATCAGAAGAATGGGAGAGGTACAATTGGGCTGTTGCTTTCTTTCTTCTTGCGACAGATACAATCTTGTCTACAAGTTTTTGGTGTCCACTCGTGATTGGGTTCATTCGTCCGAATGATAGAACCACGGCAGAGCCTGTCTTCTCGGATAATTTTAAAGTTTTTACTACTTGAGAACGCCCATTATTCTCGGTTATAGGAGTATTTTTTTTCATTTCTTCTTCTTTCATTGGAGATTGCCTTAGCCTTATCCTTCGAAGCACAGGTCTGCCGTAGCCTAAACTGCACGTTATTATTATTTAGTAAATTTTAATTTTCAACGTAGTAATAAACTGAGTCCATTTTTAGTCTTTTGAAAAGTTTGTAACCGCGGCCGAAAAGTAACTCTTGGCCTTTTTGTCTCTCTAATATTACTACTGGCTTGTATTTATCAATTGTTTGAAATGCACCTTCAATTACTTTGTCTTCGTAACCTTCAACATCAAGATGCATCAGATCACACGCATCAAGATTAAGAGAATCAACCGTCATGATTGAAACATCTCCGGGTGTATTCGTTATTTTATGCACACCCACGTTAGTTGTATTACCATTACTAATAGACAACATGGCTTCTTCTGATCCTAAACCTGCGTTATACTTGTAGTAACCTTCACCTTGACAGTTGTGCCATAGACAGTAGTAATTCTTGGGGCAAGGTTCGAAGGTATAAACTTTATCAAAATAATTTTTATAGAACCTAGCGTACATACCGCAGTTGCCCCCGGCTTGTACTACTGTACCAAAGTTTTTAACTTTCGCCATGAAGTCTTTGTGGCCAGAGATCCAATCAAAGAGAGGACCATCATGTTCATTACCAAACGCACCTTTATCTGTGGTTATCCATAACAACGCGCCGACATCTTCATGACCGCATAGTCTTGGTGATGTGAGTGGTTCGTGTTTCTTATCAGGTTCTTTATTTAATATCATATGGTTTCACCCTTTTCCATGGTAGTCTTGTATCAATTGTGTGACTAACATTATATACAACACAATTTTTTTCCATTGCCTTTTCTTCTAAACGTTTGTAGATATAATTAAGATATTCTTCTTCAGTTTTATTGCCTTTATATTTTTGTGCCATTCTATCAGGATCAGATTTACCATTCTTTTGAATGTCATAACCTTTACCGTAGATGTGTGTGTTTCCTTCTTTATCGGGTGTATAGTTCATGTCAGCGCCAAGATATGCTAATACGCCTGGTTTAATATTCGCTAAAGACCAGTAACCTGCTGTGAGCGTGATTGAATAACCGCACTCGTTTTGACCTCCGAATTTATTTACTTCTGTGGTGTATCGCGATATTGTTTCACCACACAATTCATTGCCTTCTGGTCTTTTTCCTTTGTAATCACCAGGTCTGATCCACCAATTCCAGTCACCTCTAACTGCTTGCCATCCGTTGTTGATTGCTACAATTGTCCATCCGTTTCCTTTCCAATCATACTCTGAATATTGTCTCGCGGAGAATCCACTGGCAACCAATAGTACTTTCTTTGCATTTTCTCGCGGCAAAACTTTCTCAGCTGTCACATTTTTCTGCGGCAAAACTTTCTCAGCTGTCACATTTTTCTGCGGCACAATTGAGTCATACCCTAATTTACTAAGAAGATCCGTTGTGACTCTTTTGGTTACCTCTTGTCTCAAAACATCATTGTTAAATGTAGGAGCAACAAAGTTGATCAGTCGTTGTCTTTTTGTTTCATCAAAACCATTAACACCATTACCTCGTATCTTTGTTGTGTTCAGACTACAATTAAAATGTTTTGATATTTTTTCAAGTTCTTCAAATATCTCATTCTCTGAGGATATCAGACTTTCGTATCTTACTCTATAGACGTTTTTAGATAACCAATATTCGGTGTGTTGTTTCCATAAATCAGCAAGGTAACTTATGTTCCAACCATTATGCATGACATCATTGTCGTCTCTTATCTGACGGCACTTCGGATACGTTACTCTTATATCGGCTGGACTGCGGATGATCGATTCGATCCATGTGAAAGGATTTTTATGCAAGTATATAGCATTTGTGTTGTTTAACTTTTCAACGGCGTGGATTCCATAGTGAAGTTTGCCTCTAGGATTAATATGATAGTCATTTCCTTCCAGATTAAAACTGTGTTTCCAAAGACCACCGCTCTTGAAAGTATTTACGATCTTAACGTTACTGAGATTGAGTCTTATACTATTTTCAAGAAAATTTGTTCCTGAACGTTGTAAACCAAAAACTGTGAATACTTTACTCATGTTTATCTTCCCTTCTTTTATTGCTTTTAGTAATAGAATCTTTATTCAACGCAGATTTTATTGTTTGTAAGCTGTCAACACGAAGTTCGTTAAACAGAAAGTATTGTAATTTATCTAACACTATAACATTTTTATTTATCATGTCATCGAATTGCATAAAAAACACATCAGAACAGTTTTTCCATGGAATAACAGCATCATGCATAGACTGTAAATTATTTAAAGAAAATTTTCGGTTAGTTTCTTTTAAAAAGGTTTTTGTAGATTCATATGTTTCATCAAAATTTCTAACAAGTAGAATTTTTTTAACGTTTGATAATTTTTTTTCAATCTCAACAGAGTGCTTCATATGACTAACAGCAAAGCCGCCGTCAGGTATTAAATTTAAACTATCAGGCAACGAACGATTGATTGTTTTATGAGTGTTATTCATCCTTGCTTCGCTGATGTTAATATCTTGAAACGATCTAACCGAATTATCTGCAAAATGCAATTTTGTCCAAATCAAACCCATTTCTTCTAATAGGTTTGCTGACAAATATGTTCCTGCTTTTGGTTGACTGATGACGAGATATTTCATAATTTATCAATATAGTTGTTAATGTGTTTCGCCCATATAGGCGCCATCATTGAGGAATTAAAATGGTGATCCATCTTTTTACGTGTTTGGTACTTTTTGTCGATTACTCCATTTGATAACATTCCATCATATAGAGGAATATAAGTGTATCCAAAAGACTCGCACCTCTTTTCACATTCTTTGTTAAACTCTTGAGTTAATTGTGTGCGTTCAAGTTGTGAGGCACTGATATCTCCTCGAACGTCAGACACAGATCCAGGAAGTTTAGCATCATCATCTGTAATAGATGGCGGCGTTGCGCTTGTAATGGCTACATGTTTCACATCACGGGTAAATTCTGAAACAAAATTAAAATAATTATCGATGCTAATATATAGTTGTTCGTGTATTGAAATGTTTTTATTTTGAGCCCAATACCATATGACATAACCACAGTCTACTTCACCCATATGAAATATCGTTACATCAGGCTTATGCTTTTTGATATTTTCTTTAAAAGTGTTTCTACCCTGCGTTTTACTTTTGGGATTGCCGAGTCCGTGAGTAGTAGCACCTGAACATTTGATTATATTAATATCATTTTCTGCATTGAACAATCCATTGTTTTTCGCATGTTCCGCGTACATAGTGTGGCTATCACCCAAAATTAAAATCTTCAATTCAATCAACTCCAATTACAATTTATATTATTTCCATCGAAACCTTGTTTTACAGTTATAGGAAACCATTGAGAAAGAAGTTCGATATCACCAACATCATGATAGAGTTTTGGCAACGTGATACTTTTCTTTTCAACAATCACACTGATGTTATAACCATAACATTTTACGCTTGCTTTCGAGCAGTCTAATCCAGCAAGTATCATTCTATACAATAATAATCCCGCGTTCCATAAACTTACATGGCCGCCAACTATATGATGTTTTAACGGAGGAACTGTAATTGCAATTACTCCTGTTTCTTTAACTTCGGAAATCATTTTAGTTAAGAAACTATGTGTATCATGTTGATGTTCTAAAACATGAGAACACCAAACAGCATCATGTTCTGTGAAGGATAATTTCATATAGTCACCTTCAATAACATTTTCTCTGGCAGCATGATAGTCTGTCGAAGTTACTTGTTTACCATGACGAATAAAAAAATCTGTATGAAGACAACGACCACAACCTACATCAAGAATGGTGTTAAAATTATATTTGTTTATCAGAAAATTTAATGTTTCATCTACATTAATAGTATTGTGTTTATGATTCACTTCTGCCAACCTTTAATCACATCAGGACTGAAGTTCGCCTTAGAGAATTCCATGCGATCAACAATCTTGACAGCATTACCAATATGATCAATTGCAACAAACCCTTCTGGATTTGTTGTTCTGAATCCGTCTCTTGTTCTCAAAAATGTATCGAGCGATGATGCTTGATTCATCTTATTAATAATCATTTGTTTTGCATCGACAAGTAAATTCATCAATGTGAATAGATTCTGGAAGTCTCTTTGGTTATGATCAGAGAAAACCTTCATAACGTCCTTTCTCTTCTCTATCCAAGTATCTTTTGATTTCTGTGTTTTCTTAGTGTCTATTTCTTTCTGATAATAAGAATACATGTAATCAAATAAACCTTTCATGTGTGTACGCACATTTATTTTTCTTCCGGCGCGAACAAGCGTATTGTTGTATGTCTTGGTGCGTAACAACAACTCATCATTCTCTTTGAATGCATTCAACAACGAGGCTGGTGTTTTTTGAAAGACAGCACCAGCATTTGATAACAGTGAGGTTATTTGAGCGGTCTCGGCTTTGGTGAACGTTGCGTTACCAGTTTCATCTCGGTATGTTGCATCTGTTTGCCATATTGTATTAGTTTGATTAAACGTACTTGCTATGTTTTTACCGAAACTAGCAGACATAGATTCAAAATCACTACCAGTATAGACAGTGTGCCAGACAACACCAATTTTCGACCTGTTAATTCGTTTGCCGAGAGTAGAATTTGTAGGAACAGCATACACGATAGTATTAGGTTGGAAAGTATAATAAGATTGACCATCAATTGTCTCCGTTGATACATCACCTTTTGTAAACATCAGATCGCCTTGATAGACACCAGACTTGATGCCTAACTTGGAGAACTCTTCTAATGCAACCAATAATTTCTTTTGCAGGTCACCAGACGTATCTGCCTTCACATCAGCAGGTGTCTTGTAGACTTTTGGATTTTTATTGAAGACACCTTTCTTCGCGACAAAGAATTTACCGTCTGAAGGGTCGATGCCTGCGAATACTGCGGGTGCGCCATCCCATTTTACTGTGCGGGAAACACGTGACTTTGAATTACCGGCAAGCATATCTCGCAAGTCACGAAGAAAGTCAATTGCCTGTCGAGCACCATCAACACCGTCATTGAGCACCAAATCCTCGATGTGCTCCATGTGTGTGTTCTTGGCTTCCATAATATACTGATTAAATGTTTGCATTATTGGTGATAACTCCCCCATAGACAATGTGCCATTTCGTGACCTAGTGTATCCACGTTCTCATCGTCTACACCTTTTGGTTGTATGATGTATATATCACACCAAAAAGAAGACGGTTCCCCATCCACACCTTCATTCCAATTTGCAAAACCATGCAATCTTTCACTAGAAGATATTTTAGTACCATACAATCTTTCCAATTCTACACGACTTTCAGCTGTGTATACTGTTACTTCAATTGGTTTGCCAACTCTGTCGATACTACCAGATAATTTATTATCAGTGTCGCAACCAGAGATAATGAGTAAGAGTAGTAGACTTAAATATTTCATAAAAGTTCTTTGCCTGTAGCCGGTTTACTTTTATAATCACACATGATGTGAGACGGGTAAGTACCAGACTGTTTGTTTCTTATGTTTATCTTGAAGTCGTAATAACTATTGCTGAATACTATATCTATTCTTTTTCCATTGCCTTGTTTTCCGCCATACTGTATCTCAACACTACCTGTCACATTTGCAAATTGTGGGTTTAATCTACCTGACATCTCCCAGAAATATATTCTATTCCCTTCCATTCCGTGAACCATCCAGTAACCTGAACCGATTGCCGACTGTAGAAATTTCTTCAGTTTCATCGCATCGATTTTTGCGTTTACAGTTGGGAATCTTTTACCAGTACCATATTCATTAAAAACATCGCAAAACATTTTTTCATCTAGGCCAAACGTTTTGATTATTGCCTTCCCCATCGGCGTTTTGATTTTTTTTGCTTTCATCTGATCAGCAGGAAATGCAGTGCCTACACCCGCGTTCATGAATGTCAGAGTACTACTAAACTTTAGAGAAAGATAACTGAGTTTTCCATTCGCGTGTTCTAATGTTATGTCAGTTAATTTTTCACCGTGCTTACTGTGTTCTTTTGGTGATATATACAACTGGTCGCCAGCAGAAGCAATAGGTCTCTTCTGATTCAATGCACCCATCGGTATAACTTTAGTAGCGGGTGAACCAATTTTTTTAGAACAAGCGTCAATAATTTTTTTGGCCTGTGATGCATAGGGTCCAGTTGCTTTCTTACCGTTGAGTATCGTGACAAGGTCGGCTTCTAAATCTTTCTCAAACTTAATACCTTTGTTTTCTTTGTCGCCGCCGGGGGGTTGACCGCCGAACTCTTCAGATTTTATCAATGATGTGACAGGCAATGTTTGCGAATTTTGTTTGCCAACATATTTACCTGTTATCTGTAAAGTTTTTTGTCCTCTAGGCGCGTCCTTCAGATCAAGTATAGCATCACCTATTTCCTTGATCTGTTTTTTTGTTTTTGTGCCTTTGTATTCTTTCGAACCTACGGTAATTGTATGAGCAGTGAATAATCCATTGTCTGTAGCAAACTCGGATGAACGATCCGATGAGAAAACTTTTTCAGCAAAAATATAAGCTCGTGCTTCTTTACCATCTCTAGTAAGTTCGGTTATGGTAAGATTTGCCATTGATTATACTCCAAGGTTTTTGGAGTATTTATCACGCCGCTACATTGAACCAAGGAGGAATTTCGCGATTAGTCCATCGTGCAAAGTATGCTTTTGCTTCACAATAGTAGTTGCGATACGATGCAATAGAGTCACCTTCAACGATACACTGAGGGTATTGTTTCATCGCAGGAGGTGGTTCCGTAAACGGTCTGTCTTGAATATTAGACGGTGCTTCACTCAGTATATGTCCGAGTTTACGCCAACACTCATGTTCTTTACCGTAACGATGTGTGTACTCTTGTGCTAAATGTCGCCACATATCGTGCAACCACATATAGTTAGCATACGACTCGCGAGTCCAGACGGCAGAAGGATGATTGACATGACAGGCCTTGTAAACAACATCATCATGTTCATCAAGACGATATCGAACTATTTTACGACCTGCTTTGGTGCGATCTAGATATTGGGCACCGTCAATCACACGATGCGCGGTAGATAACAACTGTGCGTACTCTATGCACATCTTCACCACGTGTTTATCGCAGTGAAGCATGGCACAGTGTTTAGTGTTTTTGCTCAGATAAAAAACATTCATAATAAAATTTCTAATAATATTGAAAACAATTTTTTGATTACTAATGGTATCAGGACTATAGTTCCTATTACCATAGAAAACATCAATACTATGTATAGTATACCAATAAATTCAATCATTGTCAAATAACCTTAACAGTCTCCTGATCTGCCGCACCAATATCTTCTGTTGTCGCGTTGCTCTTGGTCAAGCGCTCTATTCAATCTTCGATCAGACGCTCTTTGCCTGATTCTCTGTTTGAGGCCTCTTACATAAGGACTATCACCTTCTATACGATGGTGTTCATAATGATGATGATCATATTTTGCGGTGATTACACCTGGATGATGATCGTGATGTAAACAATCATCCCACGGTAGATTATCAGGTACTTCAAAAGAAGAACAACCAACAGAGAACATCGAAAGTAATAAAATAACAATTAATTTTTTCATAAGAAATATCACCATTTACTCAGTAATTTTTAGAAGTATAATATCGCCTTTTTTGTTTATCCAACAACATCCTTTATAGAGAAGTTCAACAGATGTAAAAAATAAATCCCAAATGAGACACGGCACACAAAGAACTACTAACAACAATATATTCTTCAAACCCATCTCATCTATCAAAGAACCAATTTTTTTTATTCTAAACATTTTCAATTTCCTCTTGTTCTTGGACGAAATCAAACAACATTTTTTCATCAATTAAATTTTCATCATTCAACTTTTCAATTGTCATCATCATGAAAGCCAATTTTTTCGTTAGACTGTTTCTGTCCCACTGGTTCGGTTCTGTTTTCTTACGTGATATCTTTGAACACAACTCTATGATTGAACCGCAGTCTTGTATCATTTTCATTAAAACTTCTTCACGATCATTCATAATTACTTACTTCGTTCGGCGTTAATCCATTTTTGTGCAAGTGAGTTCTTAGGTGTTTTCTTAGACCAAGCACTGATCTTTCGATAGGCTGATTGTGTTGCGCCTTCCCAGTTTGAACCTTCACTGTTGTCAACGATGATCATGTTACCTTTGAAGGTGTTCTGGAATTTACCAATGTTCTGTTGAACCTCGTTCCACATCTCTGTTACTTTCTTTTCGCCGACTGTACGCGCTCGTAACTTGTCGCGAGCAATTGCTGTCTTCAGATCGGTGTTGACAAAAATCATGGCAGTCTCGTAACCAAGATTCTCAAAATCTTTTCTCTGCTTATCAATTTTGGCATAGTCTTTACCAGTACCGTCAATCACAATACCGAGTCGGCCTTTCAAGTAAGCGCCGAGTCTTTTACCAGTTAGTGTTTTGGACTTGTCTCTGATTGCTTGACCTTGCGCTGACCAAATATCTTCTGGATCGGTAGTCAGACCAGCTTTCTGTAACTGTACCTCATAGATATCGTCAGAGTTTACAGTCTTAAAACCGAGAGCGGTCAGTGCTGTCTTGCCTACGATGAAGGATTTTCCAGAACCGGGGCCGCCTGCTAGAAAGACAGCCTTGAAGATAGCGGGATCATTCACACCTTCTTCAAGGTTTGTGAATGTATCAAAATCGAAAATACGTGACATTGGTTTCTCCGGGTGAGTTCATTTATAGAATATTTATATCAACACCGCTTTCTTTGAGAAAATTCAAGCCGCAACCTTTGCTTGCCTTGTACTCGTTTTTGACGTACACGTTTTTAATACCGCTTTGATATATCAACTTCGCACACTCAATGCAAGGTGTGTGAGTACAAAACAATGATGCGCCTTCGCAACTCTCTGGACTTCGTGCAACTTTAGCAATCGCGTTTGTCTCAGCATGTAGAACTTCTGGTTTGGTTTTGTATGTACCATAAATGTGTTTGTCTAATGCATTCACCTCAAAATTAACATTTGAATGCCATGTTTCACACTCATTAGACCAACCAGACGGCATACCATTGTAACCAATGGAAATAATACGATTATCTTTTACAATAATCGCACCAACTTTTAGTTTCTGTGCAGTACTACACTCAGCCCATACCTCAGCGGTACGCATGAATGCTTCTACGTGTTTACTTTTCATCGACCATTTCCTACATATATCCACATATATGCACCTGCACCGATGTAGTCTCCACGGACATATCCCGCCATTTCCATGGCGTCATCCGTGTCTATACCTTTCTTCTCTGCCCACTTCATGATGTAGTATGAACGCAATTTCTCAGGCATAACGTCCGCGAACTTTTCAACAATCTTCGGGTTTGCTGTTGTCATACTGACTCCTTCAACTATACAATCCTTTTCACTCAACCTCTACAACAAACGCACTTGTATCTTGACCAGTACGAACGGATCTGATTTTAGTAACCGTCTGTCCGAACAGTTTTGATCCTAGTTCAACGTAAGGGCCGCCACTTGGATCAAACATACCAAGATCGTTCTCATCAATTCCGCTCTGACCCTCTTTACCTCCCATGCGGCAGTACATCATAGAATCTCCAGTCATATAAAACTGAAATACATTCTCAGAGATTTCTTTCCAATAATATTCATCGCCGTAACGATTCTTTACGGGTTCACTCTGTCTCATCATAATCTCCCATCTCTTGGCCCATGGCCCATTCTTGTTTGTGCGGTTCACACGCTTCACAGAAATGAAACTTATCTTCGTGGTCAAATCCATAATCAATGATGATACTACAACGATTACATAGTAATGCACCGTTGCCGCCATTAAAGCGCACATCCGCACGTTGATAGTGTACCATCACTCAAACCTCACCGTTCCACATTGCTTCCATTTCTGCTCTATCTAAATTATACCCAATCGCACACATAAAGTCAACCCACTTTAGGAACATCTCTTTCACGTTCATCTCAGTGGAATCAAAATCGAATGTCACTTTACCGTGATTGGTCTCATACGTCCATGTCACTTTGCTTGTATAATCATCCTCAATCAACATAAACACTCACTTCAAAAAGATTTCCACGAAGGCAATTGACAGTACCGCCAAAATGACCTGGATGTTTGACACCGTTTTTAATCTCTATCCATTCATCAAAAGATAAATTACCATGTCTGTCAACCGCGGTGATAATGCGTTGAGACGGCCAAGAAGTTTCCGCATCGGTCAAATAAACATGGTAAGTGTGAGTCGCGGTTCCTCGGTGAACAAGGCCTTCAATCTTCATAAGTCAGTTTCCTCAATATAGGGGTAGCAAGTCATGGCAGATTGCTTTTCATTCCATTCATATAGTATTTCTTCGAAAATCGCAGCAGCTGCTTCCAGACCACAGAGATATCCTTCGTCATATCCTACTAATTCTTTATCCCTATTTACAGAAGTGTTACGAGATGCCGCGACATTAGATTTATATTTATCGTATATCGCCTTCGCTAGACGATCATCCAGTTTAAGCAATAGATCAGTTACAGTTATCATAACAATTCCTCTAATTGTCGAACATAATTTTTTAGTTCATCGTTGTTAACGTAACCGATTACATCGTCATCGGCCGCCCTCTCAGGGAAAAAATCTCCAGTGACAAACTCATCATCGTTATTCAACACGGCAATTTCCCAGAGATTCTTATCACCACCATATGATGCCCAAAACTTGACTGCACTCAACTGATAACCGTTGCTGAATACATAACGCCGATGGACACCGTTCTCGTCAACGGGATGAATATCCTCTACCATTTTCAATAAAGACATTCAAGTCTCCTTATTGGCCGAACTGGCCAGTCACGATTCCTTCGAACTGATCAGCAAGATCGTTGAATGTCTCGTACCACTCATTCGGTACAGACATTCCTGCTTCACCAGCATCCAGGTGAATATCAGCATCAACAAAATTCCAGTTGATTTCACCATCTTCGAAATTTTCAGGATTTTTAACTGCATTCCAGAAACTGGTTTTGAGTTCAGAAATTTTTGCTACATTGGTGCTCATTACGCTGCCTCCATAACGCGGGTTATATATTGATGGTCAACAATGACCGTTTCGCCTGCCTCGCGACTGACAACAACTTTGCCAGTGGAGCCTTTCCACTGAAATCCCTCATCGAGACACACATGGTGACATACTCCACCACCGTAACAAACACGGCTGTGGGTGACAAGACCAGCGACAGGGACATCGCCACTAAGATAGAGTCCTTCGACTCGCAGACCTTCCAAATTCCAACCCATATCAAAACACCTCACTTTAAAATCATACCAAAGAGTCGCGCAGGAATCACGATAGACTCATTACAAGTATCACAACATCGACCGTCTTCGACTACAGGATCGGCACTATTGCCTTCTGCCCAAACTACATTACCATTGTTATCTTTCAACGGTTCAATCTTACCATAACAAATATCACACAACATTACACAGTCTCCTTGATATCAACAGCAGTCCAACCTTCAGGGTCGCACATAAAATAAACATTAGTATCGTGACAAAACGCAATGTCACCAACACTCATGGAATGCATACGGTCAACACGGACAATCTTGTCTTGGTCACCGTAACCATTACCAACATGAAACACCTCTTCCAAACCACTCGCTTCGACATTCGCGACATTACGGTAGTATTCGAACATCCAAGACTCAAAGCCTTCAGAACCACCATGAAAAGAAACGTCACGCAGAATAGCGAGTTCAGGATAGTCACCGAAGTCACCACCCCAATCAACAGAGTTCAGGTGGTCAATCGCATCGCGGGAAGCGCGGAATTGAAGAATTGAAAAACGCATAACTAAAACCTCTCAACAAATTACGGTAGTATTATATCAAAACCAGAGTCGATTGTCTGTGAACCAGTTCACACTTCCTCATGTAAATATTCACAATCCTCTGTGATCTCGCTCATTGGTAGGTCAACACTGTCAACCAGTCGCTCAATGATCTTGATCAGTTCATCGGAATCGATCAATTTTAACTCTTTTTCCATATCATTTCTCCCAATCACAGTATGGATTATACAGGAGTTGGTGGTGGTGTCAAGTCGTAAGCTATTGATTTTATTGAAGTTTTTTTAGGCGGGTAAGCTCTTGATTTCCAAGAGCTTTTTTTCGAAGTTTTTTAACTTTTTTCATGAAATTTTTCGATCATTTCTCTATTTTTGATCGGAAAAATCGATATCATGTACATATAATTGAATCAGAGCGTAGTGGAGTATCTTCATCAGGTCTTTCCGTGCGTCTTCCGAGGTGCCCTTCCGACCATATCGTTTCGCATACTTGATCACGTTTCCTAGACAGAAACCTGTACCGTGACCACTATCGATGATGATATCAGTAGCCTGATACTTCTCAGTTGCATAGTGTTGGTCATATGTCGAGTCAACGTATTGTTGCAACTCTTGCAACAATTTTTCTTCATTAAATTTATATTCAATCTTACTCATCGTTTTGTTGTTCTCTGATTTCGTTGTAATCTGTACCCATTGCATGTCCGCGATAAGGACCTGTTTCTTCTGTTCCATCGGATGATGTGTTTCTAACACATTCTCGTTGACGTTTTATATCTATGTGGTTCACATAAAATTCATCGTCAGCATCAACATAATGAAAAAATGTCTGTATAAATTTTTCACCTTTAAATGGTTTTGGCCTGCCGTGCATTTCATGGGTACCATTATAAATTAAACCGTCCCCCGGTTCAAGTTCTACGGACTCTGTTTGAACCAATCTACTCTCATGATTATATTGATAAATGTTTATTGGCCAATCATGGTCTTTAAAGAAATTTACTGTCACAGATATCTGACACGAAGCACGATCAATATGCGGAACCATAAAACTGCCGTTGCTGTACTGTGTTGTGAACCAATATGTCGGTAGAAGATTGACATTGAGTTCTTTTTCAATTTTTTCTTGTATGTCTTTATGTAAATGCTCAAGACAGTTCGCCTTAGTTACCATTCTGATATGACCTCTGTTCTCATTCCAGCGAGCACCTGTCGTCAATTCTTTAATTTCTTCTTCCAGAGGATCTAACAACGATTCGATTACATCCTTGTCAATCAGATTTTTTATCAGTCTTGTCATTTCTACTCCGTTTGTCGAGTTCAGTTTGTGTTATGCGCTCTCTAAGTTCGGTCGTAGAAAACGAATGCTTTCGGCTATTGTAGAAGAAACTGATACCTCTTTCTTCACATATATCTTTGCCTGTGAATTTCATATTTTTATACTCTTCACCTAATATTCTAACATTGATTGGCAAAAGAATCAATAGATCAATCAAGTCTTTTTCAGTTTCGTAAACCTGTATCTCATCAACATACTTCACAGCCTCTAATTGTATGTAACGTTCGACAAGAGTCTGTATTGGTTTATTCTTACTATTAGGTCGATCAATTGTTGGATCAGTCTGCAACCCACATATTAAGTAGTCACATTGTTTACGTGCTTCTTTCAACATTTCGATGTGACCAGCGTGTAGTAAATCAAATGTCGAACAAGTAAATCCGACTCTCATATTGTCTCCTTCTACTCGTATGTAGTGTATTTCAGAAGTTCGTCACACGCCTGAACCATTTCTTTTGATGAAACATATTTCTCTACCAGTTCCTCAACAGTTGATACGAGGTCGCCATGTTCGCCAATACCAACAGGACTATTATAAACTTCAAGATTAGTTTTACATGCTTTCATATGCGCCAGATGCTTATCACGCACGGCTGTTAAGAACATATCTTTATTCGCACTCATTTAGTTTTCTCCTCACTTATATCGGTAATTTCAATTATTGTATCTTTAATTATGTCTTCTCGTTTGCCGTTTTCCATGAACAAAAGATATCTATCAGAGAGAGGATTATTCAGAACCGGCGGTAGCGTGCCTTCACGCACAATTTTTTTACCTGTCTTCCAATGTTTGAAGACTATTCTCACTTTTTTATCTGACATTTTACTTCCAACTTTCAAAAATTTGTTTATCCCATTTCTCCTTCTTGAGGCCAGCACCGAAGTCTGTATTGTCCATCACAGGCACATCAGCAATGTCTTTACCAATGTTGTCTTGTGCTGACTGTTCTACATCATACAGTTTCATTCTAGATCGATCAACACCAACAACAAAACGGCGGTGCAATGCAGGATCACCATAACGATTCTTCAGTTGTTTGATCATCAGTTGTCCGAGTCCTTCAAGTTCTTCTGTTGAGATTGCTGCGAACATGAAGTCTGCTGTTGCGGGTAGACCAAACGATTCGGAGGTGTCTTCAAGTCCAACATCAGACGAAGTGTATCCAGTTCTGTTCGTTTGTGTTGCGGTAAAAATGGGCAAATTGAATTCAACTGCCAGACCTCTCAATTCTTCTGCAATGGACTTAATATATGTATACGAGTTCACATTCGCACCCATTCGCATACGGGATGACATGCAGAGGTTGAGGTAGTCAATATAGATTACATCAGGCACAAAGTTTTTCTTCTGCTTGAGTTCGTTCAACAGGTGACGAAAGTGTCCAGAACCAACAGAGCCAGTAGGGTATTCTTTGATGATAAGTTTACCATCGGTCTTCTGACGCAATCGATCAATCTTGGTCTGATAGGTTTCTTTTGGATATATCTCTAGATCAGCAAGAGGCAGATTCATTAGATTCGCATCAATACGTTCCGCAATCTTCTCAGCGGCCATCTCTAGTGTTA